TGTTTGGCGGATCGAGGACAGCGCCCTCGCGACTGATCTCAGTCTGGGCGCTGTCAAGATACTGCTGGAGCCGGCTGTCGTAGGCGTTCGTGGTTATGCCCAGGTCAATCTTGAGCATGTCCAGCATTTATATCACCTCGATCAGGACGCTGTCACGGTCACGACGCAGGTCGCACTCAGGCCGTTGCAGGTTGCCGTGATCGTTGCGGATCCGGATGCCACGCCGGTGACGATACCGGTGGTAGACCCGACGGTCGCCTTGCTGGCGCTGGAAGTCGTCCATTCGACCGGACCGACACCCGGAGCCGTAAAGGCAACGAGCTGCAGGGTCTCGTTGACAGCGACGGAAGCCGCGGTCGCATTGACCATGATAGAGGTCACGTCATTCGCGTCATCTGCTGCAAAGTCCATGCTTGTACCTGCGGAGGATCCGCCGATCGCATTGACTACAAAACCTTCGGCGATGGCCGGAGCGCCGTCATATCTCGCTGTGCCTTTGAATACGGTCTGATCGGACAGGAACTTCACATGCTCAGACGATGCGAACTTCTGGCCGCCGCGTTCCGCCAGGATATACAGATCGTAGTAACCGGAGACAATGTTGTTGTCCGGAACGAAATCCAGGACCTCGATGACGCCGCCGATGACCGGCATCACGCCATTGACACCCGAGACGATGGCGCCGGCTGCGTTCACGCTCATCGCCTGGGCCATCAGATAGGTGTATGTCTTCTCGTTCATGACGTGGACGATTTCGCCCCGACTGTACTTGCCCTTGGCAGCGCCGAAGTTTGTGACAAGGTCCGCGAACAGGGTAACGCCGGTGTTGCTGGTCGTCTTGATGTTCGTGGTGTGCAGGTCAACCCATTCCCTTGCGGTATCCGGATAACCGGCCGGTTTGGACGTCTGAGCCAGCCTCGGAACGATGCCGAGCGGCATCCTGGTCCCGCCGCCGTACAGGATCGCCTTATCCAGGGCGCGGCCGATCGCCTGGCCGAGTGCAGTCACGATCTCGCTGGCCAGATCCACGTCGGAGTCTTCCAGGTTTGCGTTGCAGACCGCGAAGTATCCGCCGACCTTCCAGCAGTCAAGCTCCATGTCAGCGAAACCGAGATCCAGCTCATTCAGGTTCGCGCAGCAGTCTGTCCAGACCGCTTCCGGGATCGTGCCCATGATGACCATGCGACCGTCCCCGCTGATCTGTCTAACGGTCACGTGCTTGTACAGCTTGGAATATTCGGCGATGTTCTCGCGCAAGACTGCCAGGAATACCTCCGGGATGGTCAGGCCGACATTCGTCAGAGCCCTCTTCTCACGGATGCAGTTCCTGACTTCCATCAGGTATGCCTGCACGTTTTCACGTTTTACCATTTCCATAATCCGGCTTCTCTTGGTGCCGGCTTCGATTACTCTTTCAACGCCCATGTCCTGCGTCCTTTCTTCCGGTTTATCTTCTTCCGGATCCGTGTCCTGCTGCTTCTCTTCCTCGGCGATCTGGTCCTCCAGATCCTGGATCTGTCTCTCCAGATCTGCCTTCTGATCAGCATGTGCAGCTTTCTCAGTTTCAAATTCTGTGATTGCCTCTTCGACTGTGGACCGTTCTTCTTCGGTCTCGGCTTCCTCGATGCTCTTTTCAAGATCAGCTTCCCTGGTGACAAACTCCTCGTCTTTCGATCTCAGGGCTTCGAGCTGTTTGTTGGCATCGTTGAGGCGCTTTCTAAGCATCAATACTTTCAGAGCCATTTGACAGCCTCTCTTTCATACGTGTGCGCCATGCCTGCGCCTCGCGTGCTTTGATTTCATCGCGCTGCGCCGTCCTGGCAGATATGCTGGTTTCCTGGTAAGCTGGGAATGTACAGCAGCTTACCTCGTATAAATCAACGTCTCTGATCGTCCAGTGGATGGATCCGTCCTCCCGGATGTCGGTATCCTCGGAACGGATGTCAAACCCGATAGAGCACTGGTCTACGTCGCCGCGCTTCACACGCTCATACAGGTTCATGGCGTCGCCATCGTTCGGATTGATGTCGACGTGTCCCCACAGACCGTGTGAATCTTCGCGCAGCTGCAACGTGGCCGCCTTAGTACGGCCGAGCACCAGCGTCGTATCATGGTTGATCAGGGCGCGGATATCGCCTGAAATAGTGTCAGAAAAAGCGCCCGGCGCGATGCTCTCCGACATCCCCGGCGCTATGTCATAGTTACTGTTGAACACGGCAAAATAGCCTTCGATCGACAGTTTGTTCTCGTCTTCCCTCGTGGTAAATTCCCCCGGTACAGTCCGAAGCTGCCGGGACCCCATTCTGTCACTCATTTGTCTTTTCCTTTCTCAGCGCGCAGCGTTCCGCCATGGGCGTCTGGTGCCATTTGCCGTTAAGCTGGCACATCTTGACATGCCCGCACAGTCCGCCTGTTTGCCTGCAGTAGATCTTTTTATCCTGGATAAAACCCTTGTCACAGATCAGGATCATAAAAGTCCTCCTCATATATCGGCCGGTTGCCGATGTGCCCGAGCCGGATCGAACTGTCACACCACCGTTTAATGCCCAGTTCATTCAGCCGCATGCAGAAAGACAGGTCTTCACCGAAGCCGATGATCGGGCTGAACGGCAGGCCGAAGTTCTCGATCACCCTCCGGATCGCGTCCACCGTCATCATGACAGCCCCGAAACCGGACCCGGAGATCTCAAAGATCTCACCCTTCGGATAATCCCGATATGAGACCGCCGTCGGGGTTATATTTCCGTTTTCTTCCCTTATGGCCTTTATTGCCTTATAGACCACAGGCTCATGCGGAACCCTGCGCTTAAAGTACAGCCCGGAAACGTATTCATATCCCTCATCCAGCCGGGCCGCCAGACGCTTGAAAAGGTCCGGCTGAAAAACCATATCCGAATCCAGCCACAGTACACGATCGAAGCCTTCCACGACTGCCTTCTGCGCGATCTGGTTCCGGGAGTCATAGATCAGGGACCCAATCGACATGGTGATCTCGCATTCCCCTTCGATCTGCATCGCAACGAATGCCTGCATGAACATGGTCCAGACGTGATCCATGCACGGGATCGCGATCAGTGTTTTCATTCACTCCCTCCTGTCAGTTTGCTCTGGTTCCCGCTCATGTCATACGGGATGTAGTTTTCTAATATCTTGAACTCTTTCAGGCCCGCCGGGTTCATATGCATGCGGTCGCGCCACTCGTCACCATTGACATATCCGCGGTCAGCACCGGCCAGCAGGACGCTGCTGATCGTGTTCAGGTCATAGTCCAGAAGTGACCAGACGTTGAACTGCAGGTACCATGCCGGGTTCAGGATCAGCTTTTTCGTCATCTCCGCGGCGATGGACTTCGCGATAGTCATGATCGTGCCCTGGATAAATGCGTTCCACTCATCCTTGTTGTACTCCCCGACACCAACGACAAACGGCGGGACGCCCATGATGGCGGCGACGGCGCGCTTGTCGAGCTGCACCGTGTCGCTGATCGCCAGGTCCGCAAGTGTCAACGGTTTGACCTGTTCGACTGCGAACTGTTCGGCCGGGATGATCCAGGGCTCGCCCGGTGTCGATGGCTTAACATAACTGTCGATCAGCTTCTGCCGGCCTTCCGGGCTTGCGAACTCGTCAGTCAACGCGTCGACCTTCACAATGATCGACGGCTTATATTCAGACGACATAAACGCCCGCTCAGTATGTGCCGCCTGCTTCAGGTTGTGCGCGATGTCCTTCAGGGATACGTTGACGCCCTGCCCCTTCCACAGGTATGTCTTGTCAGGGTTAAAGACGAAATGCAGCACACTTTTCGGGCTGCGGGCCTTACCATCGATCAGGACCTTATAATCCCGGTATCCGTCCGCCTGGAATGACACCCGGCTGGCGCTGATCGGCTCCAGGCTCTGCAGGTACCCCTCCCAGGTGTGCGGCACGACGACGGCGTTGCCGTGGCCGTACAGCAGCAGATTCATGACGATCGACTCCATCCAGGTCGACCTCGTCATGTTCGGCATCGGCTCGATGTCGATCGCCCGCGACAGCTCGTTGACGATCCGCACGTC